GAGGACGAGGAACACTACCAGGGCATTGACGATGCCAACCGGCAGTTCCAGAACACCTGGGCCATCAGCCAGCCCAAGCGATGGGCTGAGACTGGACAGAACGCCAAGGGATCGCCTACCCGGTCGGTTGTGTTTCTGAACATCACCCGTCCCTATGTCGATGCGGCTAGCGCCCGTATTTCGGACATGCTCATGCCGACAGACGATAGGGCGTGGATTCTCAAGCCAACACCCGTCCCGCGCCTGAGCCCTGTTGACATCGCCGCCCTTGGTGGGCGTGAGATGGCCGAGCAGATCATCGAGGCCACGGTCGCAGAGGCCAAACAAGCAGCACAGAGCACGCAGCGTCAGATTGACGACTACCTGGTCGAATGCAACTTCAGCGGCGAGCTGCGCCGCGTGCTGGAGGACTCTGCACGGATCGGCTCCGGTGTGGTCAAGGGTCCATTCCCGAATCGCAGGGCATTCAAACTGACCCAGCGGGCACCTGATGGGACGGTCAGCCGCATCAGCATTGAGGACATCCGGCCGGGTTCTAAGCGAGTGGACCCTTGGAACTTCTATCCTGACCCGGCTTGCGGTGACTCCATCCACAATGGATCGTACACATGGGAGCGCGAGTACATCAGTGCCCGCCAGCTCAAGGAAATGATCCTCATGCCAGGGTTCGACCGAGCAGAAATCATCAAGGCGTTGCAGGAAGGCCCGAAGCTCACAGCGGCCCGTGAGGCTACCGAGACAGCCGGTCGCAAGCCCGAAGACCAGTTCGAGATGTGGATTTTCTACGGCAACTGTGACTCGGAGCAGCTTCGGGCCATGGGCGTCGAGCTGGAGGAAGACGAGGACGAGAAACTGCCCGCCATGGCTGTGCTCATCAATGACCGGCTGGTGAAAGTCACCCGGTCGGCCATGGATTCCGGTGACTTCCCATATGACGTGCTGGCGTGGCAGTACCGGCCAGGAATGCCATGGGGCATGGGTGTCGGGCGACAGATCAGGACCGTTCAGCGCATTCTGAATGGCTCAGTGCGGGCCATGATGGACAACAGCGGGCTTTCTGCTGCCCCCCAGATCATCCTGGGCAATGGCGTCACGCCAGTCGATGGGTCATACGTTTTGTATGGCGGCAAGACGTGGCGAGCAGAGCCTGACACCGGCAACGGGGATGCGCGAGCAGCCTTTGGGGCATTCATCGTCCCGTCCGTCCAAGCCGAGATGATGAACATCATCAACTTCGCGCTGAAGATGGCCGAGGACGTTACGGGAATGCCTGCCATGTTGCAGGGCATTCGAGGTGATGCACCTGAAACCCTGGGCGGCATGCAGATGCAGGCCAACAACTCTACCTCAGTGCTGCGCCGTCTGGCCAAGCGATTTGACGACTACATCACCCGCCCGCACATCCAGCGTTACTACGATTGGGTTATGCAATACGCCGATGACGATTCCATTGTCGGCGACTTCGAGATTGAGGTGCGCGGATCGTCTGCCCTGGTCGAGCGTGATGCACAACAGCAATTCCTGATGCAACTGATGCAGGCTTCGGTCAATCCAGCCTATGACATCAACCCAGCCAAATTGGCGCGCGAACTTATCAAGGGCCAGCGACTGGACCCGAAGGCCATTCAATACACCCCGGACGAAAAGGCCCAATTGCAGCAGCAGGGAGAAGACCCGACAGCAAAAGCCAAAGCAGCATTGCTGGCCGCCCAGACGGAGGAAGTCAAGGCCAAGACCGCAACCAAGAACGTCGAAGGCATGTTCAGCGCAACTCAGGCCGTGCTCAACATCGCCCAGGTGCCTCAGATCGCACCAGCAGCCGATGCCATGTGGAAATCAGCCGGTGGTGAAGACAAGGACATAGCGCCGGCCATTCCTTCGCTGGATCAAGTCCCTGGACAAGTTCCAGCGCCGCAGAGCAACACCAACCCATTGACGCCAGCCAACCCGGATAACCCGGCAGTCGGAATGATGCAGGGAATTGAAGGCGGCGAGAACAACCCCGTGTAGGGTTCGCGCAACACAATCAACAGAGGCAATCTGTGAAACCAGAAATAGAGCCGAAATCCCCAACGTGGAAAGCGGTCGAAGCGTATGCGAACGAGCGGCTGAACAGGCTGCGCCTTCAAAACGATTCGGCTGCATTGGATCAGGTTGAAACCGCCAACATTCGAGGGCGGATTGCGGCTCTGAAAGAGTTGCTGGCGCTTACCCAAGCCCCGGCAGATGTCGCTGATGAAGGTGGGCATATCGTCTACTGACCTTGGCAAATACGGATGGAAGCATGAGCGCAACGCAAAAGAGTGAAGAAGACGCTTTCCTGGCTGGCTTTGCTGGCAAGTCGGAACCCGAGCAATCTCCCGCCGCACCTGTGGCCGAAGAAAAGCCGGAACCCGACGCCCAAACCGCTGAAGTGAAACCCGAGCAGGAACAAACGCCTGCAGCAGAGGCCGAACAGCCTCAAGGCGAACCCCAAAGGATCGCCGGGTTCACGGAGGAAGAACTTCGGAACTTGCTTGCGAGAGCGGCAAAGGTGGATGAACTCGAAGCAGGTCTTCGCAAGGCGCACGGAAAGATCGGTGAGCTGAACGGACGACTTCAAGAGGTGGCAAAGGCCCCGGCACCGGCAGCACCTGCCAAGTCTGAGCCCGAGACTGACCTCTCGCACGTCGAGGAAGACTATCCAGACATTGCCGCCTGGGTGCGTTCGCAGTTGGGCCAGAAGCCCGAGTCGGCCAAAGTCGAGCAGGAACCGCAGCAACCCGCTGCACAGGCGCCGCAACAGCAGGCAGCCGTTCCCAGCGAAGTGGTCGAGTTGGCTCTGATGGACCGGCTGCACAAAGGATGGCGGGAGAAGGTGCAGAGCAACGAGTTTGCCCTTTGGCTGGCCGCATCAGGCGATGAGGTCCGCACCAAGTACGAAACGGCAGCGACTGCCGACGAGCTTGGTTCGGTCATCGGTAGCTACGACGCATGGCAGCAGACCAGAGGACAGCGCAAGTCGCAGGCGAATCAGAGGCTTGAACAGGCCATGACGCCAACCGGCAGCGCAGGCAAGCCCAAGACTGCACCTTCTGCCGAAGACGCATTTCTCACCGGCTTCAAGTCGGTATTTGCCCGATAAGGGCTGAAGGAAAACCAAATGGCATTCAATACCAACGCCCCCGCCGAGCGCATCGGCCGACTCAAAGGCGAGATTCTCGCCCACGCCGTCCATGCCGAAGTGCTGGGCATCACTGGCATGCAGCGCCAGCATCCCCGCAACATGGGCAAAACGGTGGTCTACCGCCGTTACCTGCCCTTCGGCGCGACCAACGTCAACTTCAACACCCGCAACCGCCCGGTCGCCGATCCGGTGGCACATGAGCTGGTCGAAGGTGTGACCCCTGGCGTGGACACCCTTGTCCCCCAGGACATCACCGTGACGCTCAAGCAGTACGGCTGCCTGTACCAGCTTTCGGATCAAGTGGCCGACACCTACGAGGATGACGTGCCCGCCGAGATGAAGAAGCAGTGCGGCGAGCGTGTGGGCCTGGTGCGCGAGATGATCCGCTACGGCATCGTCAAGGCATGCGCGAACGTGTTCTACTCCGGAGGCGCTACGCGTGCTGCCGTGTCGAACAAGATCACGCTGCCGGTGCTGCGCCGTGTTTCTCGCAACCTGCAGGCCAACCACGCCAAGCGCGTGACCGGCATTCTGGCGCCGTCGCCGAACATCAAGACCGAGCCGGTGGAAGCCGCTTATCTGGTGTTCGTTCACTCGGACGCCGAGGCCGACATCCGCGACCTGCCCGGTTTCATCCACGTCAGCGAGTACGGCAACCGAAAGCCGGTGAGCATGCATGAGCTGGGTTCCTGCGAGAACTTCCGGTTCATCACCTCGCCCGAACTGGCCCCGTACCTGGCCGCTGGTGCTGCTATCGGCGCAACTGGCATGACCGGCACCGGCAACGTCGATGTGTACCCCTTCATCATCTGCGGTGAAGACGCTTGGGGCCAACTGGCGCTGCGCGGTTCGGATGCCATCGACCCCACCTACATCCCCCCGGGGACCAAGGACAAGAGCGATCCGCTGGGCCAGCGTGGCTACGTGGGCGCCAAGTTCTACATGCAGGCAACGCTTCTGAACGACGGCTGGATGGCCGTGGTCGAGGCTGGTGTCTCCGCTCTGTAATCAACAAGGGGCTTCGGCCCCTTAAACCTTCAAAGGAATCATCATGCCTGACAATATCGCCGGCCAAACCCGCACCGCCGCTGTCACCTCTGACTCTCCTGGCGGCAACGGCCGCATTGCCTACGACGCTACTGCCATCGTCGCCACCGATGACACCAACGTGGACACGGGCTTTCAGCCTGCATACGTCCGCTGGGTCAACACCAACGGCGTCATGATCGAGTGGTTCGAGGGCATGGCTGCCAACACCTGCATCAAGACCGCCATCACTGGCGCTCGCACGCTGGAATCGGCCAACGGTGGCATCACTGTTCACAGCCGTGGCTTCCGCGTCCGTCAGAACGCGACGCTGGCCGCTGTGGTCGCATCGCAGACGGTCTACTACGTCGCACTGCCCTGATATGGGCTGAACCGCTCCCGGCTTCGGCCGGGGGGCATTTCTTTTTCAACTGGAGAACAACCCATGGCGCGAGGCCGCAGAACTGACGCAACACAAGAGTACCTGGGCAACACGAATCCCGTGACCATCGGCGAAATCGGCCGAGGTGATGTGGACGAAATCGAGCCCGTCATGTCGCTTGATGCGGCCGATCTGGAAGCCTTCATGGAAGAAACCCTGACCGTGGTTGTCATGTCGTCCGGTGACGAGAACGACTTGGAGATGGTCAAGGTGGGCGTCAATGGCGTCAATCAGTTCTTCATGCGCGACCGACCGCAAGAGGTCAAGCGCAAGTATGTCGAGCGACTGGCCCGGTGCAAGAAGACCGACTTCAACCAGACGCTGGATGACAGGCTTGGCGAGGCGATGAACTCGCTGCAACGCCGGCACGCCCTGCGCTTCCCGTTCACCGTCATTCACGACCCTAACCCGCGTGGTCCGGCGTGGCTCAAGCAGATCCTGGCTGAACCCGTCTGAGCATCATGACCCTTGAGCAGATCATCGCCCTGTATCGTCACCAGTCCGACGACGACGCGATTCCCTACGATGTCGAGGATGAAATCCTGACCATCTGGGCGAACGAGGCTCAAGACGAAGCGTGTCGGCGAGGTGAGCTGCTGGTCAGCACATCCGCCGACTTCTGCACGATTGCCTTTGCAGCCGATGACGAGTCGGTTCCTCTGGACCCGCGAATCGTCCGCATCAAGCGGGCGAGGGTCAACGGCAAGGCTGTCACGGTCATGAAGGCAGACCAGATGCAAGAAATGTTCCCGGAGTGGATGGATGACACCACCCGGACGACCCCGACGCACCTGATTGAAGGTGTGGACACGGGGTTTCTGCATTTGTGGCCACGGCCCGCAGAGGCTGGAGAGGTCAAGATCACTGTCCAACGGATGGCGATTGACCCGATGGCCAACAGCAACGACGAGCCGGAGATTCGCGCCGAACTTCACCCGCAACTGGTGGACTGGCTGCTGTACCGCGCTCATTCCAAAGACGACATCGAGATTTACGACGACACCAAGGCGCGACTTGCCTTGGCACGGTTTGAAGCCGAGTTCGGCAGCAAGGCCAGCGGGCGCAATGAAGCATGGTCCCGCTATGGTGAGCGCGTCCATTCCGCACCTATCGCATAAACGGGGAAGAACATGGCTTCGACGATTGAAGAACTGCGCAAACAGCAGATGATGGAGCGGGCGGGCGTCAGGCCACAGATGCCCGGCCTGGTGCAGCAAGCGCAGCGAACCGCTTTCCCGACAAACCTGCCTGAGTCTGGCTACCTCAAGAACCGACCAGCGCCGCCAAGCATTACCCAAGGGCTTGCCAGCAAGGCGGCCCAGGTTTTCCCCAGCACGGCAATGGCCATCCAAGGTCGCAGGGACGACATTGCAGACGCACAGCGGCAAGGCGGAATTTCCGCTGCTGTCGGTCAGAGTTTGAGGACTGCGGCTGTCCCGCTGATCGGCCTTGCAGACGACACATCAAGAGGTCTGAGCGCTCTAATCAGTCCGGCAGCACAGGCGGTCAAGACGTTTGCCACGGGCGATCCGACGCCCATCGGTCAAGAGCAGCCCCGGCAAGTTGCGCAAACGCAACGCACCGCACAGGCTCCGCAGCCCGTGACAGTCGCGCCGGCCGTGCAATCGCTTCGGGCAGAGCAGGAAGCTCAACCCAAGGTGATGACGCCGGCAACCAATCCGCTGGTTCGCCAGATTGCCCCGGGCGTGTTTCGTCAGGGCAACACCTACGGCGACAGCGAGGAAGCCACGAACATGGCGGGCGGCCGGGTCAGTCAGCAGAACATGCAGGCCGCCGAGAATCTGGCACAGCGCAGCGCAGCACGCATGGCGCAGCCTGAGCAGCCCATGGCACAAGTCGAGCAGCCGCGCCTCAGTGGTTCCGGCTTCGGCCTTCTGGACCGTGGCTATCAGGAGCGCCGTGCCGCGATGATGGACGCGCAGCAACTGAAACCGGGCGCACGAACCGCCCTTGCCTCTTTGCTGCAACGTCAGGCGCAGGAGCCTAAGATTGACCTTGCCCGCGACCGCATGGAGGCAGAGCAGGAGTCTGGCGCCGCTGACCGTGGATTGCGCCAGCAGGAACTGATCGCCCGCATGGGTGAAGCCGAGGCCACCCGGACGCTACGTGCTCAGGAGCTGGGCGACAACATGCAGACCAATGCCGTTCGTCGGGAAGCCGCTCAGATGGAGGTCGAGGCGGCACGGGAATTGCAAGGGCTTCGCTCGCAGTTCATGGCAGCCAAGACGGACAAGGAGCGCAACGAGATTGCGGCCAAGATTCAGACGCTGCAGGGCAAGGTGCAGGAACAGCAGAACCGCTTCACTGTGGTTCCCGGTGGTCAGGAAATCACCATGGTGGGCGGAATGCCTACGCCGATCACCCGTCCGTCGATGGTCATCAACAACCAGACCGGGCAGCTTGTGGACTTGGGTGGTGG